AGAAGCTGAAAATAAAAAAATAGAATTACAATCGGATACTAGATATATTGGTAGAAATTTAAAAATAAAAGAACTATAATGCCGGTAAATGTAGGTGGAAATATTATTAGTACAACTTCATTAACATCAGATGGTTCTTTTGGTATTCCAATAATTTCATCTGGATTAATAGCTCATTTAGATGCCGCAAATAAAAACTCATATTCAGGAACTGGAAATAATTGGTTAGATTTAAGTGGAACTGGAAATAATTTTACATTAAATAATATTACTTTTAGTAGTAATTATATGGTAATGAATGGTACAAGTGGTTATGCAAGTATATCTAACTTGAGTTTAACATCTGGATTTTCATTAGAAATTTGGACATATATGAGTTCAACATCGGGAGGCTTTGGGTTATTTGGCCAAGGGACATTTGGAACGGGTACTGGATTGCACATATATTACGATGCAGGTTCGCGTGGAATGGTGTATGGAATGTATAGTAATGATAATGATTATCAAGAAAATTATAGACCTTCTACAGGCGAATGGTATCATTGGGTATTTACTTATGATGGTTCTACATATGCAAAAAGATTTTACGCAAATACCTCTCTAAAAAATCCTGGGTCATCTACTCAAACTGTATATGCCGGAACGGGTCAATTTAATATTGGTGCAATTTATGGTGGAGCATTAGGACCATTTGCAAATGGTAGAATAAGTCAAGTTCGTATTTATAATAGACCATTAACTAATATAGAAGTGATTCAAAATTATCAAGCAAGTAAAATTAGATTTTAATTATGGGATTTAATATAGGAGGAAAGTTAATAACATCATCAATGATATCACAAGACTCTACTATTTTAAATAATAATTGGAGAAGAGTTCGTTATGATATGATTGATACCATTAACTATTCTGGTACATATTCAATAAACGCAGTTGGTAATGATGGTAGTGGTAATTTTTATTTAGATTTTCAACATAGTAATAGTGGATGTGATAGTAGTGGGTTTGCAATAAAAATAAAATCAGTATATCAATGGTCTTATTTAATATGTAAATTTTATTGTGAGGCATACGCATCTTGTTGGAATTTTAATGCAGACGGTTATTCACCCTCATCTGGTATGTTATCATATTCAGCAGCATCAGGAGATTTATTATTTGATGGTGTAAATTCATTTGAATTACCACAATTTAATAAACAATCAAACGCATGTGATAATGAACCTACTAATTTTATGCATGGAGCATATGCAGTAGCAGCTAGTCGTTCTTTTTATATGTTATCTCGTAGAAACGGAACAACTTCTGCAGGTCCAACACATGGTAGAGCATGTAATGGGTCAGGAAAAACAATAGTATCTGAAATTTATATATTTTAATTATGCCATTAGATTTAAACGGAAATACATTATTTTCAACATCAATCGGTGTAGAAGGACAACCATTGAAAATAAAAAGTTCAAATTTGGTAATGCATTTGGATGCAAATAACATAAACTCCATAAATGCATCACAGAACTGGTGGTATGATTTGAGTGGAAACCAAAATAATGCTGTATTAGTAAATGGAGCACAATATGTTTCAACTTATAGTGGTGGTATATATTTTAACGGAACGAATTATGCCGAAATAATTAATAGTTCTACATTAGCAATGACATCTACTATGTCATTAGTCGCGTGGTTTAGTATTCCACAGAATGGTCTACCACAAAGACAGGCGATATTTTCTAAACCGTATTATAACTACGAATTAGGGATATACCCAGGTGGATATATCCACACTTATACGAGAGCAGGAACTGGTGCATCCGTACCAAGTTATGATGAAGGAACTAATGCATATTTAAATACAGGAGGAGATTGGGTTGCAAATACCCCATATATGGTTGCCTGGACATTAAACGGTGCAACTGAAAATACTTATTTTAATGGTGTAATTGCGTCAACTGGTGGAACATACACTAAAGGAAATAGTGGAACCAATAACACAGCTGATAGTTTACTACTAGGATGTAGAGCAACAAGCGGCTTATTTTTAAATGGAACTATTTATTTAGCACAAGTATATAATATTACATTATCATCAACCAATGTTGTAAATTTATATAACGCTCAAAAAAGTAGATTCGGACTATAATAAAATACTATGTACGATGTATATTACACAACTGGTGGAGGTCCTTGGGTAAATGCTGGTACTGATACTTGGGTAAACTTATGGATGGAGTTAATCTCCCCTCATTTGAAGGTAAAACCTATACTTATTTTACACCGAAACCGCCCAAAAGGACACGAAGACTACCAATTTCCAATAGAAGCGTACTGGCATGGAGATGATATCCAAAAAGTAGAAGAATTGTGTAGAAATGCACGAAGAATAAACATTCTACATGGTCATTATACTCCGATGGGGATAATCCAAGAGAATAAACACAAAATTCACTCAAATACCCTCCATAATTCAGTAGATCATATCATAAAATCACAAGTTGGAACTGATGCATCACTTGGGTGGCATCCTTATTTAGATTCAAGTTGGGAAATGGAAGTAAATGAATGGGCAACTCACTCAATTTGGGTAGGATTATACGATATTTTGATTCCAAACAAAAATATTCGTAATTTTTATGAATTTAAGTGGAATTCACCACTTTCAGAATCAAATAATTTAGGTTTTGCCGCAAGATGTGAAGGTAGAAAGAATCCACACTATTTAGATGGGTTAAAATCTTATATTTTTACTAATTCATACGAATTTAACTCCATTTGGAAAAATGGGGCTAAGATTGATACATCAAAATCAAAAATATACCATTACGATTCATCATTCAAGGATATATTCTATAATATGGATTGGGGACTCTCTCATTCGGCGTTTACATCCGAACCATTTGGGTACTCTATATTTGAAGCAGTAGATAGAGGGAAACTACCAATAATACATAAAAATTGGTGTAAAGATTTGGATTATCCTTATCGTGTATCATCTAAAACCGAGTTTCGTGATATTTATAGTAAGTTATTGGAGACCCCATACGAAACGAAAAATAAATGGTTTAATGTTATTAAATCATATATGAAACAAAACTTTTCGGATAAACAAAGGTGGGTGAACGATTTACTTTATATTTATAATATATAGGAAACACAATTATGGCACTAACATCAGGAAACACTTTATCACTTTATAATCTTGGACAAGCTACCGGCCAGGGGACAACTAACATTTCAATAGGTACAATTGAAGGGTCACCAACGGTAGGTGAGAATATATCAATTAGTTCATTTGCATTGGGGGGAAGTGGTGCAACTGCAGGTTCTGTTGGGTCTATTAGTGGATTTACATATGCAGTAGAAAACACATCCGAAACGTATACATTAGGTTTTACCGATGCAGGAACTAGATTTTCTACAATAAGTTCAAGAGGTGCAAATTTTACATGGTCAGTACCAGTTGGTTCTAAAATATCATTGAGTTCTAATAATGGTGCTTCTGCTGTATTTGCAGTTGGTGATATGACAAACGCACCAACTCAAACGGTACTACAATCAATACTTACCCATACAATTAGAGCTGTATTTGCTGATGGATTTAATGACCATGCCGCAAACTACAACACAAATAGAGATAAAACAGTTTATTCGGTAGATTCCTATGATGGAAACTCTACTGCACTATGTTTAACGATTGATTCTCCTGTTACTTTAGCAGATGGTACAATCGTAGAGGCTGGTGATTTGAACGAAGGAGATACTCTTAAAGGGTTCTCCCTTGGTGGATTGAGTGTAGACTCTGATGGGACATTCTTGGAGTGGTCAACTAATTCACTTTCTACTACTCCAAAAGATGTAACAATCGTTAATTTAACTTATTCTTTCGCTTCTCGTTATTATGATGTTAATAATGGAGAGGTTACTGCTACTGCAGAACACCCAATGTTGGTAAAAGATTCAGCAAGTGGTGATTACCTATTCAAAGAAATGTTTAACTTGGTAGTTGGTGATAAATTGGTTAAAGGTGATAATACTGAAGTAGATATTACTTCAATTGAAATCGTTGAAAAAACAACCGAAATTGTCTCTATTGATGTTGAATCAGAAGATACCTATATGGTAAATGGATATATCACTCACAACAAAGGTGGTAATTCACATACTGATTTATCTGCACCAGGTGCACCAACAAACGTAACTTACACCGACCCAAATATATCTTGGACTGCTCCTGCTTCAACTGGAACTGGAGGTATTACTGCATATGAATGGCAAATAGGAACAACCAATACATTTACTACAATTACAAATACGGCAGATGAATGGAGTACTAATATTGTTGAAGTATTCAGTCTTATATTAGCAGGAACTTTTTGGTTTAGAGTAAGAGCAATTGATCAAGGATTAAAAGGTGCATGGTCAACTCCTCTTGAATTTACCGTAGTTAGTTAATAAATAACTATTAATATTTTTGATGTTTGGAGAAAATCTATATATTTATATATATTAATAACAACAAATAAAATATATCAAAATTATGGAACAAATTAAGTTTACACAAGAAGAAGTAGAACAAATCAATCAATTAAGAGATGATGTATCTCTAATTTTTGTCCAAATGGGTCAAGTAGCCTTGGAAAGAAAAAAAAGATTGGAAGAATTGGAAGAAATTGAATCTCAACTACTTAAACAACATCAAGATTTAGTAGAAAAAGAACAAGAATTATTTAAAAGTTTAAATGAAAAGTATGGTGATGGTAATTATGACCCAAATACTGGTATATTTACTCCCATAACTAATCAAGTTGGATAATAAAAAATAATCTTTACGAAAAGTAAATTATATTTATATTCGTATCATTACATAATTGAAATTATAAAGGAGTAATATAAAATGGCAGAAAAGATTGTATCACCAGGTGTATTTACTAGAGAGAATGACCTTTCTTTCTTATCACAAGGTATTGGAGAAATCGGAGCAGCAATAATCGGACCTTTCGCTAAAGGCCCTGCTTTCGTACCAACCGTAGTAAATACCCAATCAGAATTTGAATCAATGTTCGGTACACCCGATGGTTCTTATTATACGGGATATACCGTACAAAATTATTTAAGAGAAGCTGGAACAGTAACCATCGTTCGTGTAGGACACATTGGTGGATATAATCATACCGAACCTGTCGCTATCAAAGTAAGTGGTTCGAATGGAATTAAAGTTGTAGCTACTTTAAATGTAACTCATACTGGAGATGAGGAAGTTGGTTTACCTGATACCGAAATCAGTTCTCAACCATCTTCATCCGCTTTCTTTATTAGTGGTGACGAATTAGGTATTTCCGTATCTGCATCTATTCAACCATCTGCTGCAAATGATTTATCAGACGTATTTGGTGAATCTGCTCGTGGTTCTAAAAATGCGTATGTATACAACTACTACGAAAATGCAGCAACAAATTTAGCAAATGCAATTGCTAGTGGTTCTTCGGTAGTGGTAGAAGCAATGCCAGATCAAGACTTTTTACAAGACATCAGCCATGCATCTACTCCTTGGATTAAATCACAATTGATTTCAGGTGAGAGACATGACCTTTTCCGTTTCCATACTTTAGGTGATGGTTCAAACTATAACAAAGAGTACAAAGTTTCAATTTTTAATGTTAGAGCAGCTGGTAGTTCAAATGCTACGGATTATGCAACATTCTCGGTTGCAATCAGAGCTTATTCCGATACTGATAGAAAAAAATCAATCTTAGAAACATATAACAACTTAAACTTAGACCCAGCATCTCCAAATTACATTCTTAAAGTAATTGGTGACCAGAATCTTGAAATTGATGCAAATGGTAAGATGACTATGAACGGTGATTACTCAAATCGTTCTAAGTTAGTTAGAGTTGAAGTATCAGCAGAGGGTTCATTCCCAATTGTATCTGCTCCGTTTGGACATGGTGCATATGTTAATACTGTAAAAGTAACAACTCAAACTGAAGTTCCTGCAGTAGTTTTCTCAACTGGTTCTGCAGATAATACATCATCATCTACATTCAGATACTCTGGTATCGATTTAGAATCATCCTTAGTTAAGATTGATAATTCACATTATTTAAAACCAATTCCTAATGGAGCAAGTGTAGGATCAAATGTTGATTTTGCATTTGATGGTACAATTACTATTAATGGTGGTACTTATTCATTTGGGTATACATTATCAACTAACGATACTGCCGAAACTATTGCAAAGAGACAATTTGTAGTAGGATTCCAAGGAGGATTCGATGGAGTATCTCCAACTGTATCAATTGATAAAGGAGTTGATATTTCTTCTGCTAATTCACAAGGATTTAACTTATCAAGTGCAACAGCAAGTGGTTCAGTTGCTTATGTAAAAGCAATTAATGCAGTATCTAATCCAGATGATTTCGATATTAATTTAGTATCTGCTCCTGGTGTTATTAGAAGACATCACTCTTATGTATTTGATAAGATTGTTGATATGTGTGAAGATAGACAAGATTGTTTCTTCATCGGTGATGTAGTTGGTTGTGATGCAGGTGATACAATTGATTTAGCAATCGAACAAGGACAAGCAGTAGATTCTAACTATGTTGGAACTTACTATCCTTGGGTTAAGACAATTGACTCAAGAACAAATAAACTAACTTCAGTTCCACCATCAGTATTGATGCCAGGAATTTACGCAGCGAATGATGCTATTGCAGCAGAATGGTTTGCTCCAGCTGGTTTAAATAGAGGTGGTATCGTAGGTGCAGTTAGTGTATTGAATAGATTAACTCATGCTGAAAGAGATACCTTATATGAAGGAAAAATCAATCCAATCGCTTCTTTCCCTGGAGAAGGTATCGTTGCATTCGGACAAAAGACCCTTCAAGATAGAGCATCTGCACTTGATAGAATCAATGTAAGAAGATTGTTGATTAAAGTTAAGAAATACATTGCATCTACTTCAAGATACTTGGTATTCGAACAAAATACATCACAAACTCGTTCAAGATTCTTGAATACTGTAAACCCTTACTTATCAGCAATTCAACAAAGACAAGGACTTTACGCTTTCAGAGTAGTAATGGATGAAACTAATAACACACCAGATGTAATTGATAGAAACATCATGGCAGGTGCAATATACTTACAACCTACCAAAACTGCTGAATTCATCGTGTTAGATTTCAACATCTTACCAACTGGTGCGGCCTTTAGTGCATAATTTGAAAAATAAATAAAACTATATTTATTAGTATACAATAGGAGAAAATAAAAAAAATGGCAGAAGTATTAGAATTTAACGATATGTTCTATACCAATTTTGAACCAAAGATGAAGAATCGCTTCATCTTTGATATAAATGGTATCCCCGCTTATTTAATTAGAACTGCAACAAGACCAACAATTCAATTTGATGTAGTGACATTAGACCATATCAACGTTAAGAGAAAATTGAAAGGTAAAGGTGACTGGCAGGACATCACCATGACTCTTTATGACCCAATTGTTCCTTCAGGAGCACAAGCGGTAATGGAATGGGTTCGTTTATCACATGAATCTTTAACAGGTAGAGCAGGATATGCTGATATGTATAAAAAAGAAATTCAATGTTATATGTTAGGACCGGTAGGTGATAAAATCGAACAATGGACTTTGATAGGTGCATTTATCAACCAAGCAAACTTTGGTGATTTAGATTGGTCTTCAAATGACCCAGCTGAAATTCAATTAACATTATCTTATGATTACGCCATTCTTGAATTCTAATTAATATTACATTTTAATTATAAAAAGGGTTCTCTTATTGAGAACCTTTTTTTTTCAACTTTTTTTATTCTATATATTTATATATAAATACAAAAATAAAGGTTTATTATGGCAAATTATGATTTCCCAACCGAAGTAATCACACTTCCTTCAAAAGGATTAGTATATCCTGAATCAAATCCACTTTCAAAAGGTCAAATCGAAATTAAATACATGACAGCAAGAGAAGAGGATATTTTAGCATCACAAAACTTAATTAAAAAAGGTGTTGTATTGGATAAATTATTTGAATCTGTTGTGGTAGAAAAGGATGTAAATATTGGTGATATAATCATTGGTGATAAAAACGCAATTCTTCTAGCAACTCGTATTTTGGGTTATGGTTCAGAATATAATGTAGAGGTAACCGACCCATTTACTGGTGAAAACCAAAAAGTAAGAATTGATTTATCAAAAGTTCAAACAAAAGAGGTAGATGATACTAAATTAAACAGAAATAATAGATACGAGTTTGAATTACCTCTATTGAAGAAAAAAATAAAATTTAAATTATTGACACATAAAGATGAAATTGATATAAATGCAGAAATAGCTGCTTTAAATCGTTTATCAAAAGGTGAAACCGCATCACAAGATATATCAACTCGATTTAGATATATGATTCAAGAAATTGATGGTAATACTGATAGAGGATTTATCAATAATTTTGTTAAAAATAATCTATTAGCAAGAGATAGTAAAGCTTTGAGAGAATATGTAAAAACTATTTCTCCTGATATGAATTTTAATTATGAATTTACTTCAGATATTACCGGTGAGACGGAGGCATTGGATATACCTTTCGGGGTTGGGTTTTTTTACCCTTCCGAGTGATTATAGTATCCAGTTACATTCTCAAATTTGGGAAATGGTTAATTATGGTAATGGATTTACTTGGAAAGAAGTTTATACTATGCCAATTCATTGGAGAAGATTCTATTTCAATAAGTTATTAGAAGCTAAGAAAAAAGAAAAAGAAGAATACGATAAGGTAAATAAAAAAAGTGGTAATCCTAAAGGACCAGGTGTAAATGTGAGGAGGTAAATCTCCTCACTTTTTTTATATACTATATTTATATAAGAGTAAAACTATATTGGAGAAACACTATGTCTAAAAAACCTATAAACGAAGGAATTGTATCAAGATTTATTGATAGCTTTTTTGATTCATACAAAAGAGGTGTGGATAAACAATTTATCCAAAAATCAAAAGAACGAAATCCTGAATTAGCAAAAACTTTGGAAAAGGTTTCAAAGGATTTGAGTGATTTAGAAAGAATGTTAAAAAATAACCAATAATAGGTATTTTTAAAAATGGCAAGAGATCCTAAAAGTATTCAAGCTGAAGTAAAAGCCCTTGAAAACCTAGCGGCCGTAGAAGCACGTCTACTTGTATTAGCAAATAGAAATAGTTCTGCAGCAAGAAGAGAAAAACGAGAATTAAAAGAAAAAAAGGAAGCAATTGAAAAATATGTAGAGAAATTAAAACTATCAGATGAAGCAGCAAAAGATGCATCTGATAGTTTTAAGGAAATGACAGAATCAATGTCATTATCATCTCGTGCAACTAGTAATATGAGTAAATCATTATCTGTTGCAACTAAAAATTTTAGAGGTATTCAATCTGCAGCAAAAGCAATGTTGAATGAGGGTCTTGATAATTTACCAATATATAATGCATCCCAAGAAATAGCAAAAGCAGCATCTGATTTAATGGATGCACAACAAAGTATTTTAAATGCCGGTGTTGATTTGACTGCAGCAGAGGCAGAAGAATTAAATAAAAATTTAACTGATGCATCTGCATCTTTTACAAAGATTATTACTGATAATAAAGAGTTACTCAAAACACAACCAAAAATAAATCAATATGTAAGTGATTTAGTTGGCAGTTTTCAAAGTATAAATCGAGAATTACAAATAACAAATGGTTTGACTAAAGAGGAAATAGACCAATATAAAGAGTTGACAGCCGAAGGAGAAAAATTAAAAGCTAGATTTAAATCCGTAGGTGATATGATGATTACTGCACTTAAAAAACCTGCAGTATTACTCGGTCTAGCAATCATGGCAATTGGTCAGGCGGTTTCTGAATTAGGTGAAAAGTTTAGAGAGTTCGGTGGTAATTTGGGTGGTGCTGTATATTCTGCAACTGCACTCTCTCTTGTTTTTAAAGAAGGAACTAGTGTAGCAAAAGGATTAGCTAGTGAATTTGGAAGTATGAAAGATACTTCTTTTCAAACTTTATTAAATACCAACTTGTTAGCAGTTAATTTAGGTCTTTCAGGTGAGGAAATAACAAAATTAGAAGGTGGATTTGCTCGTCTTAATAATAATTCAAGAGATGTTGCACTTAATATGATTTCGAGTGCAAGAGCAATGAGTGAGGCAGCGGGATTGAATACAGCTGCTGTAATGGAAGATATATCCTCTAATATGGGTAAGTTTGCAGAATACTCAAGTGATGGTGGAGAAAATCTTATAGAGGCAGGAATTGCTGCAGCCAAATTAGGAGTTAATTTGGGTACTGTTGCTTCGGTTGCTGATTCACTTTTAGATTTTGAACAATCAATAACCAAAGAATTGGAGTTGGGTGCTTTATTGGGAAGAAATATTAACCTTAATGAGGCCCGTACTTTAGCATATAGAGGAAAAACAGGTGCTGCATTAAAATCGGTAATACGAGAGTTAGGTGGTATACAGGCATTTAACGATATGGATGTCTATGCAAAAAGAGAAACAGCAGCATTATTGGGTATAAATGTAGAAGAACTGCAAAAAATGTCCCAAAATATGGATAAGTTAAATGAAGATGGTACCTTTCAAAAAACAAATTTTGACAAGATGGGTGAAATTATCACATTTATACAGACGGGTCCATTGGGTGCATTAATATCATCAGCAGGTGCATTAGTAATGACTATTGGTACAGGTATATTTCAATGGACATTAATGAGATCTGCAGTTGATAGAGTAACTGCTAGTATTCTCTCAATGAATGCAGCACAAAATTCTGGTAATCTAACATCAACTCTTTCAGGAGGAGCAGGTGGCAGGTTAAGAGGA